CTACAAGATTGTTTGGTAAATCGTTTTCAGAAGATATTACAAATAATCAGTTTATTTGATACAATGTTTTGAAACACGGCTAGGTACGAAGTCATGAGCGTACCGAAAAGAGAAGTCTCCCCTCCTGCCGCAGTTTCTTTCTAGGGAGAATTGGAACATGAGACTACTATGCACTACTACAAGTTCAATATTGCCGACTATCGGAAAGACACAGGGCATCTTTCTACAATAGAACACGGCATCTACCGCCAGTTGATTGATTGGTATTACCTTGATGAACAACCCATCCCAGAGGAAACCCAAGTGGTTATCAGGCGGTTACGTTTGGGTTCTGATGAGGTTAATTTTCTTAAAAATGTTCTGTCAGATTTCTTTGTTTTAGGCAAAACAGGGTACACACATAAGCGCATTGAAGTAGAGATTAAAGACTACTCTGAACAAGCAGAGAAAAACAAGAACAATGGGAAGCTAGGTGGTAGGCCAAAGAAAACCCACTCGGTTATTTCTGGGTTACCAGATGAAAGCCAAAATAACCCTAACCATAAACCATTAACCATTAACCATAAACCAATAGAGAAGAAGACACTCGGCAAACGCCTCGCTTCTGATTTTAGTTTTCCAAAAGAATGGGAAGAATTCTGTCAAACAGAACGTCCAGAACTTAGCCCTGTTAAAACCTTTGACCAGTTTAAGGATTACTGGATTGCCCAAGCAGGTCAGAAGGGTGTGAAGCTGGATTGGTTTGCTACTTGGCGTAATTGGGTCAGAAGCACTAACGCACCGAAACAAAACCCTGCCGACATTGTGAGGCTCACAGTTCCGAGCAGAAATGAGCCTGACCCTGCTTTAGAAAAGATTAAAGCAGACGCTTTGAAAGCTGCACCTATTCCGTTAGAAGTTTTAGCAAAGATGGCTCAATTAAGGAAACAATCATGAACAACCCATTTGAAATTAAAAACAATACTTGCATTAGTTTTTCTGGTGGCAGAACATCTGCATTTATGCTTTACAAGGTCTTAGAGGCTCACCAGATGAGCCTACCAAGTAATTGTGTTGTGTGTTTTGCAAATACTGGAAAAGAAGACGAAGCAACACTTAGATTTGTTCAAGACTGCTCTGAAAAATGGAATGTTGAAATCCATTGGCTTGAGTGGCGCAACAACAAGGCAGGTTATGAGCGTGTCACATTTGAAACCGCCAGCAGAAATGGTGAGCCTTTTAGAGATATGTGCATCAAACGTAAAGCCTTGCCAAATGGATTTATGCGGTTTTGTACTGGTGATTTAAAAATTGCAGTTGTTCACAACTACATCAAAGACCAAGAATTTGGCACAAACGAAGACCCTTGTGACCAAATGGTTGGCATCCGTTCTGATGAACAAAGACGAGTTGCAAAAATGAGAGGTCAAACTGGCGCAAATCATAAACGCCCTTGGATTGGAGATTATTTAACTCCTTTGGCTGATGCTGGTGTTGTCTCAACCCATGTTGGTGAATTCTGGGAAAAGCAGCCGTTTAACTTGCAAACACCAATGTATAACGGCAAAAGTTTCCATTCAAACTGTGATTTGTGTTTCCACAAGCCTGTTGCTCAAATTGTGTCTCTCATTCAAGAGAAGCCAGAAAGAGCAATTTGGTGGATAGAAATGGAGACTTATGCAAAAGATAACTTTGCCAAAAGTGTCATTCATTTCTCTAGAGACCATCCAACATATGAAACCATGGCTAAATATTCTTCTCAGCAAAGAGATATGTTTGATGCCAATGAAGAAGCTATTGCTTGTTTTTGTGGAGATTAAGAATGAAAGAAATCTTACAAAAAGCATTGGAATTAGCAAAAGCAGGTTATTGGGATGCTGCAATAGATTTAATTCAAGAAGTTATTGACTCTATGGAGAATCCTAAGTGAATCACTTTGAATGGCCTACAAATGACTCCAGCAGAATTAGAACACTTCAAGGACTGCGAAGCGAGAGAGTGGATACGCAGGTTCAACCAAAAGAAATTGACGATTGGCTCAAGCAAAGCGTTGCTCTGGTGGCAGGGTGTGTGCGTGGACTTGGAACGAATCAGAGGAAAGTCAGATACTTTGCTTTTGAGGGACAGAATGACGAGGCTACGAAATGAGGAGAGCAGCAAGAGTTGATGCTAACCAAGACCAGATAGTTTCTGCCTTGCGTGGTGCAGGTGCATACGTCTGGATTATTGGCTTACCAGTTGACCTTTTGGTTGGCTACAAGGGTCATAGCTTTCTCATGGAAATAAAAACGGACTCAAGGAAGCGTTTAACGAAGCTACAAGCCGACTTTTTTGAGAATTGGTCAGGTAGCACCTTGTGCAGAGTAAATGACGCTGAGAGCGCATTACGAATGATTGGAGTAGTCAAGTGAAAGCACCTTATAAAGCCATTGAATACATCATTGAAAATTCATGCAAATATGCGGAAGCTAAAGCACAAAGAATCTACCTTGAGGAGTTTCGCAAGACTAAAAAGGCTCTACTGATGAAGGATGCATTAGCCAGAGGGATAGATTCTGCTGTGGCCCAAGAGCGTGAAGCCTATGCCCACATTGAGTATGCTGACTTGCTAAAAGGATTGATGATTGCCATTGAAAAAGAAGAAACCTTAAAGTGGATGCTGACTGCTGCCCAGATGAAAGCTGACATTTGGAGAAGTGAGCAAGCAAGTGAGCGTCTTGGCGTAAAAACCACAGAGTAGGGAAAATACTTAGATATATTTTTCAACAAAGCGTTGAGAAAACTATACACTAACGTCAGCCCAAGCAATTCGCAAGGGTACTTTTAAGGAATATAAAATGAAATACGAATTTGACACAACAACTGGTGAAGGCTCTGTAATCGTTACTGTCGTAATGGAATACGAGCGTGACGAAGAAGGTACTTACAACGAGAACATTGATGAAGTGTGGTTTGAGGGACGTAACGTAATGGGCATCTTTACTGACAAGCAGTTTAAAGAACTTGAGATGGAAGGCGCAATGAAACTGTCTAGTTATTTGCTTGCAAAAGCAGAAGAAGCCAAAATAGCAGCTTATGAGTAAGACTTGGAAGTTAATTGTTATTTCACTAGCGACTTTTTGGTCGCTGGTGGTTTACTTCATAAGGGTTTGGTATGAATAGAGAAGACGTTATTAAGTTGGCAATAGAAAACACCATAAGCGGTTTGAAGTTTGATGAGGATGGGCTTTTACGCTTTGCTTATTTAGTTGCTCAACAAGAACGTGAGCGTATTGCCAAAAAAATAGAGCAATTACCTTTTGGTGATACTGCTGCCAGTTTTGGTGTTTATGTAAGAGAAGCATGAACAACAGACCCAATAACAGGGAACGACTCCACTTGGCAAAGATTAAAGAAATGCCTTGTGGGGTCTGCAATGCTTCACCGCCAAGCGATGCACACCATATTGTCCAACATAACCAATACTTATGTATTCCTTTATGCAAGGATTGCCATCAGGGTAACTTTAACGGCATACATGGACAGGCTAGGATTTGGAAGGTTATGAAGCTAGATGAAATGGATGTTTTAAATTTAACGCTTGCAAATCTTTTCAGATAGCGCACAATGGACGCACTCAGTTGCCATTGAGACTTTAGAGGGACTTGTTCCCTCTTTTTTTTTATGAGATAATGAGACAAACTCCTAGGGACACCTATGTCTGGATTATTAGAGCCATCCGTAAAAATTGAGATTGAGATACAAAGCCAAGAGAAAAAAGGCGAAGCGTGTCCAGTTGCCACAGGTGACGTAGAAGTCAATCTTGAGTGTCGTCAGAAAGCCATCGACAAGGCGAACTATGGCCCAATGAATCCCAATGAGCCAAGCATGGAATACTGGCGTGACATTTCTAAGGCTTGGAGAATCTCACCTGCACAGGCTAAAAAGTCTCGTTGCGGAAACTGCGCTGCTTTCATTCAAACCCCTAAGATGCTTGCTTGCATTGAATCTGGTCTTGAGATGAACGGCACAGAGATGGATGCTTGGGAAGTCATTGATGCTGGCGACTTAGGCTATTGCGAAGTGTTTGATTTTAAGTGTGCTTCCAAGAGGACTTGTGAGGCATGGATTAGTGGTGGGCCAATAACCGAGGATGAATATGATGGGAACGACAAATCAGCAAGCGTTGGAAATGATGCAGAAACTTATGCAGAAGAAGACTAAGCCCATGCCTGAGCGTGGTGAGCGTACTGCAAAGAACAAAGCAAAGAAGCCAAAAAAATGAAAATGACAAAAGCTGGTCAGAAGAAAGTTGGCAAGGTCATGGGTGAGTACAAAGAAGGTACTCTGCACTCTGGCAAAGGTGGCAAGGTTGTAAAGAGCCGTGACCAAGCCATTGCTATTGCTATGGCAGAAGCTGCTAAGAAAATGGGTAGAATGAAATAACTAAGTCTGCTCGTTGTGAGTAGATACTAACTTGACCAACCCTAGAGGAGTCAAACAAAATGATTGAAAAACAATCAAACATTTCATATCGTGGTGGCGCACGAGAAGGCGCAGGAAGACCAAAGGGAAGTCTTGATAAGGGCAATGCTGTTCTTAGAGAGATGATTCTGGAGGCACTAGAGGGCGCAGGTGGAGTTGCTTATCTCGTAGAGAAGGCAGAGACACACCCACAGGCTTTCATGGGACTAATCGGTAAGGTCTTACCACTCCAAGTAACTGGAGAAGAAGGTAAAGACATTCAGATAAGCGTCCAATGGCAGAAGTAATTGAGATAGCCTACAAACCCAGAGAACAACAACTTGCTATCCATGAACTGATGGACAGTAAGCGTTTTGGCGTTGTCGTTGCTCATAGGCGCATGGGTAAGACAGTCTCTGCGATTAACCACTTAATCAAGGATGCTCTGCTCAACCAAAAGGAAGCCCCTAGATACGCCTACATAGCCCCTACCTACGGACAAGCTAAGAGGGTGGCATGGGACTACCTTGTTAAGTACGCAGAGCCTCTGGGTGGCACTAGCAATATCTCAGAGTTAAGGGTGGACTTCTGGGGTAGGCGCATCCAGTTGTTTGGCTCAGACAATCCAGAAACCCTCCGAGGACAATATTTCGATGGGGTCATTCTCGATGAAATTGGTGACCAGAATCCTAAGATATGGACAGACATTGTTAGACCTGCATTAGCTGATAGAAAGGGCTGGTGTCTCTTTATTGGTACGCCAAAGGGACACAACCACTTCAAAGAACTGCGAGACAGGGCAGAGAAAGAGGATGGATGGGGATTGCTAGAGTTCAAAGCCTCAGAGACAGGTGTAGTGGATGACACAGAACTAAAGGCTGCTAAGAATGAGATGGGTGAGGATAAATACCGCCAAGAGTTTGAGTGTAGCTTTGACGCTGCTGTAGAAGGCTCTTACTATGGGCAAATCCTCAATGAACTAGAAGAAAAGAAGCATATGCAAGAGATTCCCAGAGAGGAACTAAGCAGAACTTTTACTGCTTGGGACTTGGGAATGGGTGACTCTACGTCTATCTGGGTGGCTCAGTTAGTGGGTACTGAGGTCAGATTGTTGGACTACTACGAGAATCACGGAGTTGGCTTAGACCACTACGTTAAGTGGATTAAGGACAATGACTATCTCAAAGCAGAGCATATTCTGCCCCATGACGTTAGGGTCAGGGAACTTGGGACAGGTAAGAGCCGACTAGAAATGCTTGAAGAAGCTGGTTTAGAAGTCAAGATTAGTCCCAGAATGGGACTAGACGATGGCATCCAAGCAGTAAGACGATTGCTGCCAAGGTGCTGGTTCAATGTTCCTAAAGTGCAAACAGGGCTGAACTGCCTGAGAAACTACCGCAGAGACTACGATGAGAAGCGTAAGATATTCTATGAAAGACCACTACACGATTGGTCTAGTCATGGCTCTGATTCGTTCCGTTACTTAGCCCTTGGATTGGATGAAGGACATTCAACATGGTCTAAGCCGATTAACCAAACTCCGAAATGGATTGTCTGATGTATGTAACTATGCAGGGGGTAAATCTAGGCCCTAAAGTAAAAGAACTTGAAAAACGTGTCGAAATGCTTGAAAATATGGTAAAAGAGTTACAATTGGATAAACCCCGAATGGGTCGCCCTCCAAAGGACAAGCATGGTACAGAACGAGTTAATGTCGATAATCCAATCAGAGATTGATGATGCAATTGGATTTATTGAAAGCGAAACTGTTGAACAGCGCAAACAGGCTCTGGAGGCTTATCTACGACAGCCATATGGTAATGAAGTTGAGGGTAAATCTCAAATCGTTACTGGAGAAGTGGCAGAAGCGATAGATGGTGCGCTGCCTAGCTTAGTTCGTATCTTTACAGGCTCAGACAATATCGTAGTCTTTGAGCCACAAGGCCCAAGGGATGAAGCCTCTGCAAAGCAAGCTACTGATTACTGCAATTGGGTTTTTAATCGTGATAACGCTGGTGTAGCTATTCTGCATGATTGGTTCAAAGATGCCTTGATGCAAAAGAACGGCATCGTTAAGGCTTATTGGGAAGATAAAGAAGACATTACTAAAGAGCGTTACTTTGACTTGTCTGATGACGAGTTAGCAATGCTGATGAGTGATGAGACTATGGAGATTGTCGAGCAAGATACGACAGAGTTTCCAATCATTGACCCAATGGGACAGCCAGTTGTTGACCCTATGGGTATGCCTGTGATGGCTTCTACACATAACGTAGTTGTCCAACAAAAGAAAAAATCAGGCAAAGTAACGATTGAGAATGTTCCTCCAGAGGAGTTCTTGATTAGCAAGAAGGCTAGAACTATTGCTGATTCGCCTTTCGTAGCACACAGACAGATGTTGACTCGTAGTGACTTGGTTGCTATGGGCTTCAACAAGAAGCAAGTTGAAGGCTTGCAGATGGGTGATGCTTTGGCGTACACACCAGAGCGTGTGGCTCGTTACTCTGCTGGTGAGCAACCTTACCAAACTCAGACTGATGACCCATCAATGCAAGAGATTGAGGTCTTTGAGTGTTATGTCAAAACTGATATGAATGGCAAGGGCATTGCTGCTCTGACTCAAGTCTTTTACGCTTCTAATGAGATTCTGCAAGATGAGGATGGTAAGGAAATGGTTGAGGAAGTGGACTATGTTCCTTTCCACTCAATCTGTCCTATTCCAATTCCGCACAAGTTCTTTGGTAACTCACTAGCTGACAGAACAGTTGACCTACAGTTAATCAAGACCACTATCACTCGTCAGATGTTGGATAACTTATATCTGACAAACAATGCACGAGTTGTTGCGGTAGAAGGTCAAGTAAACCTAGATGACTTGCTGACTTCTACTGCTGGTGGTGTTATTCGTGCCAAGTCACAAGGTGCTGTTCAACAGTTAGTTGTTCAGAACGTGGCTAATCAGGCTTTCCCAATGCTTCAGTATCTGGACACAGTACAGTCCAAGCGTACTGGTGTATCTGATGCTTCACAAGGTTTAGACCCTGCTATCTTGCAGAACGTGACTGCTGCTGCGGTTGCCTCGATGCAACAAGCTGGCGCAGGTAAGATTGAACTGATGGCTCGAATCTTTGCTGAGACAGGTGTTAAGTCTTTGTTTCAAGGCATCTTGCACTTGCTCTGTAAGTATCAGGACAAAGCACGAATGGTGCGTATGCGTGGCGAGTTCGTAGAGTTTGACCCTCGAACATGGGCTAACCAATATGATGTGTCTATCAATGTTGGTTTGGGTGCTGGTAACCGACAAGAGCAGATGGCTATGTTGTCTATGGTTCTTGCTAAACAAGAGCAATTGATTGCTCAGTATGGCCCTGCTAATCCTTACGTTTCACCTGCTCAGTATCGTGGCACATTAGGACGCATGGTAGAGATTGCTGGCTTTAAAGATAGTGCTGAGTTCTACAAGCCTATTACGCCAGAGCAAGACCAAGCGTTGAGCAATCCTCCTCCACAACAACAGCAGATGCCTCCAGAAGTGCAAGCAATCATGGCTCGAACACAGGCTGAGATACAGGCTAACCAAGCCAAAGCACAAGCTGACATTCAGTTGAAACAACAACAGATGCAGATTGATACAGAGATGGCGCAACAGAAGGCTGCTGTTGAAATGCAGATGATGCGTGAGAAAGAGGCTGCTAAGTTGCAATTAGAGCGTGAGAAACAACAGGCTTACTTTGCTATGAAGCAACAAGAGTTTGAAGCAGAAGCACAATTGAAAGCAATGAAGATTGGTGCTGGCATTACATCTAACGTAGAGATTAGGGGTTAATCATGGCTACAGCACCAGTATATTGGTCAGACAAGTTAGTTAAAGAGTACATCGACAAAGAGTTTGCAGGTAAAACTGGAGTTGAATTGTGGAACGCTGTAGCTGATGAAGCTGCTAAACAAGGCGTTCCAGCAGAACAAATTGGGCGTGTGCTTGGGTTTGATACTGCTGCTGTTAATCAATACGCTACAGACATTGGTAAGCCACTTGTTGCAGAACAAAAAGCACTCACAGATGTAATTGATTACGCCTATAACACTCAGTTTGGGCGTGATGCTACGGCTAAAGAAGTTGCAGATGCTACGACATATTTAACAACTGGCGGTAACTCTGTAGCTGGAACTGGTGCATTGAACTACACCACAGAAGGCTATAACTACGACACACAAAGCATTATCTCTGGCTATCGTAGTGCATTAGGGCGCAATCCTACGCAGACTGAGTATGTTTCTGCAATGGCTAACTTGGGCTACAACCCATACGATGCTTCTGTTCTTGGTGAGGCTGGTAAGTTATCGGCTAATGTTGCTGCGCTAGAGAGTGACCCATTTGCAGGGCGTATTGCAAACGTCAACCCTTATGGGACTTATGACATTAACACAATGACCACTAAGTTGGACTCTACATTGCCAAACATTTCTCAAAATGTTGCAGGTAATAGTGTTCAGTTTATTAGTCCAGTTACACAAAGACCAATTACCACTTCATTTGTAAATGGTAAGTTAGTAGTCAAAGATGGCGTAGATACATTAACTGGTGAGCAAGCACAAGCTGCTATTAACTTAGCTTTGAATACTGGTGCGTTGACAGGTACTGAGTACAAAAACCTAACTGGTGCATTGGCTAGTGCTAAATCAATGGACGATGTTTATGCAGCATTTGGTACACCACAAGCAGTAGCAGCACTAGACCCTAACTATGGTTTCCAGTTAGGTGTAGGTAAGACACTAGCGCAAGCACAAGAAAACTCTGTGGGAGTTCAAGCATTAGTTGACGCTGCTGCTGCTGCCAATGGCGGTAGATTACCTGCTAACTTTTCTGTAGCTAACATGGCTAAGACTGCTGGAGTTCCATTCCAGTTTGGTCAAGATGTTTACAACAAGTCTTTTACAACTGATGCAGGTACGCCAATTACAACATTGGCTAAGTCTCCAACAGTTATGTATAACCCTGCGACTCCTAACGCACCATTTAACTTTAACCCTGCAAACATTTATCAAGCACCAATTACAGCAGGTCAAATGCGTGAGTTGTTTCCGTCATTTGGCGAATCTAAGCGTTTAGCACAGGGACTGATTAACGAGCGTCCATCTACACAAAGCATTGTGAACATGATTCAAGGCGCACCAATTAACGCACCAATGGGTAATGTTGCACAAACAGCAATGCCAACTGGAGTTAATACAGCTATGCCAACAGGCTTGCAAGCTGGTATGCCAATGGGCAATCAGTCATTGGCAAACATTCTTAGCATGATTTCTAAGTGAGACAAGAATGAACTATCAAGAACTGGTTAGCTTAGTTAATGGGGATAATCCTCAAGCTGCAACATATCAGGACATTGTTTCTGGTATCCAGAGCCAGTATCGTCCACAGACTAGATTTGCACCTACCACTTCATTGTTAGACATGATTGGTAACCAGTTGCCAGAGCAACCAAGAATTGCTTATGGCTCGTTATTACAGGCTCAACCTAGAACATTGCCTCCATCTATCAACTTAGGTGCAACTAGCATTAAAAATCCTGATGCAGCAGCAAGCCTAGATTCTGGCGTAATAAATCTAGGAACAGAAACCGCAAACACAGGTTTGGGTGGTGGTAGAGACTTATCAGGTACGCTTGTTTATAACAATGACTTTACCAATACTGGTACTACAGGCATAACCACAGACACAACGAATAGAGGCTTATTTGGGACTAATGTCACAGGAACAGACGTAGCTAATGTTGCAGGGACAATAGCACCGATAGCTGCTTTAGCAGGTGATTCAGACCTAGTTAAAACAGCTATTGCGCTAAACCTAATTGGTTCTGCTGCTGATATTCGTACAGAGCAAGATGTTATTAACTTGGGGTCAAGGATAGCAATGTTGGCAGCAGGGCCAGCAGGGAACGTCTTAGCAGCAGGTCTTGGTTTAGCTACAGACAATACGCCAATGACAGTTAACGCTTTGCTAGGCTTAACAAACCCGACACTAAGTCTTATAAATTCAATATCTGGAAATATTACTGGTTACACACTAGGCGACATTGTTAATGGCTTGCTAAACGCACCAGAAGGCTCTGTGTCTGAGTATGGCTTACTAGGTGCTGCTAATCTAGCTGGAACTGCTGACGCAAGCAGAAGAAGGGCTGGCATAGCCTACGACACTATGGACGCAAATACTTTAAGAGTATTAGCTGAACTTGGTGACCAAGAAGCTATTGCCACAATTAACTCTATGTCTGGTGGTACTTCTACCTATAATCCAATAAGTGATTTAGGTACTGCTAGGGGTAACAGTTACTTTAACTTGTTTACTCCAGTTGGCGGTAGTGGTGGCGGTGGTGGTAATCCTAACTTAAACTATTGGAACAGGGCTATCCTTGCAGAATAACGACAAACACATTTTGGCTCAATGGGCTAAAAACTTACTAAATGATGACTTTTTCAAAGAAGTATTAAATAACTTGAAAAACGAACAGATTAGTGTGATAATTAACACAAGTGCAGAAGAATGTGATAGGCGTGAAGACGCTTATCGGCACATTAAGACTTTAGAACTAATTACAGGACACCTAGAAGGTTTAGCCTCGGAAACTGTGATTAGAGAGAAGAAGTGGAAAATTCTGTAGCCTAAAAGCTACCCTCCGTCCAGAAGGTTTCTGGCGATTATTGAGATGACAAATGGAAAACACCAACCCTCAAGGGAGTGAAAGCCTAGATGTAAACCAAGCTGCTTCAGCGTTTGAAGGCATGATGGGTGAATCTGAGGAAGCCGAACAAGGCCAAGCCGAAGGTCAACCAGAGTACCAACAAGAAACTGATGAAGTTGAGTATTCAGAGGAATCTGATGAGCCAAAGCCTAGATATAAAGTCAAGGCATCTGGTGAGGAAGTCGAAGTAGAACTAGACGAACTTATCAAGGGCTATCAACAAGGTACGGACTACACTAAAAAGTCTCAGGCTCTAGCTGAACAACGTAAGGCGATTGAAGCTGAACGTAGTCACTTAGAGTATGTTAAACAAGAGCGACAGGCATACGCCCAGAAGTTGCAAGCGTTGGATAGCTTCCTTACGCAGCAACATCAGGGTGTGGACTTAGAAGTTTTAAAGGAAACAGACCCTATCGGTTATGCGGTAGCGGTAGCTGAACAGAGCCAGCGTGAGAAGCAGTTAGCAGTAGTGAGGAATGAACAGCAACGCATTGCCCAACAGCAACAAGCAGAGCAACAATCCCAACTGCAAGCGCACTTACGAACAGAATCTGAAAAGCTAGTTAGTCTGATTCCTGAGTTAGCGACACCACAGGGTGATGCGGTACGGAAGCAAATCCGTGACTATGCGAAATCTGTTGGATGGACTGACCAAGAACTTAGTTCCGTGTATGACAGTCGTGCTGTGCAGACCTTGTATAAGGCAATGAAGTATGAGCAACTTCAAAAGAGCAAACCAGAGTTGAATAAAAAACTCCAGTCTGCCCCTAAGATGATGCGTTCTGGTACTTCTGCGCCTCAAGCTAGGTCTTCACAAGATAAACAGGTTATGCAGAGGTTGCGTGAGACAGGAAAAGTCGCAGACGCAGCTAAAGCATTTGAACGATTCTTTTAAATTTTGGAGTATTAAATTATGGCTACCTATCAAACATATACCGCAATCGGTATGCGTGAAGACCTCTCAGATGTTATCTATTCGATTTCACCTACAGACACACCCTTTATGTCTTCCATTGGCAAGACTAAAGCTACTGCTGTTTTGCATGAGTGGCAGACTGACTCGTTGGCTGCTGCCAGCTTGTCAAACTTTGCAGTTGAGGGTGCAACAGCATCTGACGCTACTATGTCTCCTACCACTCGTATTGGTAACCGCACTCAAATTGCACAGAAAACAATCAAGATTTCTGGCACTTTGCAATCAGTTGACAAAGCTGGTCGTAAGTCTGAAAAGGCTTATCAGTTGGCTAAGGCTTCTAGCGAAATCAAGCGTGACATGGAAACTTCCCTGTTGAGCAACCAGATTGCTGCCAATGGTGATTCTTCTACTGCTCGTAAATTGGGTGGTCTGCAAGCGTGGTTGAATTCCAACTACTCTGGCGGTACTGATGGCGTTGCTGGTAACTTGGGTACAACTGCTCGTGTTAACGGCACAAACCGCACTTTCACAGAAGCCTTGTTGCAAACTGTTGTTAAGAGCGTTTACGCCTCTGGTGGCAATCCTAAAGTATTGATGGTTAACCCTGCTCACAAGCAAGTGGTTTCTGCTTTCACAGGTATTGCTGCACAGCGTTTCATGGCCCCTAGCAATACGCCTACAACTATCGTCAGCGCAGCAGACGTTTACCTGTCAGATTTCGGTGCAATCTCAATTGTTCCCAACAGGTTCATGACTTCCACTAACTCATGTGATGAGACAGCATTTGTGCTTGACCCTGACATGGCTGCTGTGGCTTACCTGCGTCCTTTCCAGACCAATGAGTTGGCTGTAACTGGCGACAATGAATCTACACAGTTGTTGGCTGAGTACACCTTGGAAGTTCGCAACCAAGCTGCACACGGCATCATTGCTGACTTGACACCTTAATCTAAGGTAACCCAAAAAATGCCTCAGACTTAAACATCTGGGGCATTTTCTTTTCTACTCAAACTGATAGAATTAGGCTATGCAAAACCCTAACAACTTTAGACAAACTGCTGTTCACGCTGATGGTGAGGGTGGTATCGTTATTCAGACTCGACAAGATGTGTCTGACATTGTTGAGCAGAATAAAAAAGAATATAACTCGTATGACGAGAGAGCAAGATGGTCTGACCAATTGTTTGGTAACAAGGTTGCATCTATTCCAATGACAGTCATTGATGACTTAAACAAAGTTGGAATCATGCGTGGCTTTGCTGTTCTTGATGAGAAGCGTTTTGCTGCTTGGTTAAATGACCCAATGAATCGTGCATGGCGCACTAGAACAGGAGTTGTATGAGTTTTACTACCTATGCTGAACTACAGACAACTATTGCAGAATACTTGGCTCGTTCAGACCTAACGACTCAAATTCCAGACTTTATCCGTTTGGCAGAAGTACGCTTACGCAGAGACTTGCGTATTCGTCAGATGTTGACTTCTACATCTTTGACCTGCACATCTGGGACTGCTACAGTTAATATCCCATCTGACTTCTTGGAAGTAAAAGATTTTGTGGTTGCAGGTAATCCTGTATTTCCATTGAATTACGAATCTCCGTCTTTGTTTTCTCGTAACTCACGAAGCATGGACGCAGGTAAGCCATTGGATTACACAGTCTTGGCAAGCACATTTAAGTTAGCACCTATTCCTGATTTTGCTTACACATTGAGTTTGGTTTATTCTGCTGCGCCTCCGTTTTTAAGTTCATCAAACGCAAGTAACACATTCTTGACTGTTTGTCCTGACTTGCTTTTGTATGCTGCTTTGATTGAAGCCGAGCCTTACTTGATGAACGATGCTCGAATCAATACATGGGGAACTATGTTTGACAGGGCTATGGGTTCATTGACTCGCTCTGATGAGAAGGGTCAATTCTCTGGCGTTCCTTTGGCAATGCAAACAACATACATTTGATATGCCTACACAAAGAATACAACTAGGTGAGTGGATGCCTGACCAATCAGGTATTACTGGCGCATTGACTAACGCTAAGAATGTGGTTTCTCAAGCCGTTGGCTACGGCCCATTCCCTACGGCTGTAGCACTTTCTGCTTCTGCTGCCGAAGACTTAGTTTCTTTATACGCTGCCAAGAATCCAGACTCTACGACTCAGTTGTTTACTTCTGGTGCTACCAAGATTTATACAGTAAGTGGTGTGGGTGCGTTGACTCAAGTTAAAACAGGCATGACCACAGGGATTGACGATAAGGTTCGCTTTACTCAGTTTGGTAAAACAGTTATTACGACTAACAATGCTGATGTATTGCAAGCATGGACGCTAGGAACATCTACGTCTTTTGCTAATTTATCTGCATCTGCACCGATAGCTAAGTACATTACTGTTGTGCGTGACTTTGTGGTTTGCGCTAATACGTTTGAGACAACGCAACAGCAGTATCGTGTTAGATGGTCAGCTATCAATAATGAAACTGATTGGGTAGAGGATGTAAACACTCAGTCTGACTACCAAGATATTCCTGATGGTGGACAGATTGTAGGAATCCGTGGTGGTGAGTTTGGTTTGGTATTCTTAGAAAGAGCCATTAGCCGAATGACCTATGTAGGCACTCCGTTCATATTCCAGTTTGATAATATCTCTCGCAACAAAGGCTGCATGATTGCTGGCTCTATTGCTCAGTACCAAGGGATTACATTCTTCCTATCGGACGATGGTTTCTATATGTGCGATGGTCAGCAAGTCATTCCAATTGGTAGTGAGAAAGTTGACCGATTCTTTATTGATGACGCATCAGAATCTGACTACAACTCTATGTCTTCTGCTGTTGACCCAATTCGTAAGCTGGTGATTTGGAACTATGTAGCTACAGATGGGAATCGTAAACTAATCATTTACAACTTTGCCACAAAGAAGTGGACTTATGCAGATGCTGGAACAGATTACTTATCTGAAGCATCCTCAACTGCTGTAACGCTTGAGCAATTAGATAGTATTAACGCATCTATTGACGCATTAACAACAAGTCTTGACTCTCGTCTTTATGTTGGCGGTAAATACTTCCTTGGCGGTACGCTAGGCGCAAAGGTTTACACCTACACAGGCTCTAGTGCAGTTGGGCAAATTGCTACTGGTGACATTGATTTAGGTGGTCAGTCTGTTGTTACTTTGGCTCGTCCACAAGTGGATAGCGGTTCAGCAACGATTGCTGTAGCTTCTAGGCAACTGTTAAGCCAAGATGTTACCTTTGGGACTCCAGTAGCTGCCGACTCAGAGAACAGGGTTTCTTTGCGTAGTTCTGGTAGATACCACAGGCTTCAGTTAACTCCTACTGGTAACTGGACTAATGCTGTGGCTATTGATGTGGATGTAACTGGTCAGGGTGTGCGCTGATGTTCAGAAGCCTACCTGCTTTTGGTGGTGACCAGAGGGCTGTGGCTGAAGTTGTCCGTGGCATCATGGACGGAAAGACCAATAACACAGGTACTTTGACTCTGGCAACTGGTGGTGCTTTAACTACCACTTTGACAGACCGAAGGATAGGCCCAGACAGCGTTATCATTTTTGTCCCTGCCTCTGCTGCTGCTTTTGCTGATTCTGCGCCTTATGGGGCTTTTCAAGACGGAACAGACCAGACTGCTGCTAGTACGACTGTTGCTTATCCTATTACCTTTGATACAACCGACTTCTCTAATGGAATTACGTTATCAAATAGTTCAAGATTAAACGTAAAAAACGCAGGACTCTACAATTTACAGTTTTCCATTCAACTAAAAAACACCACAAACGATGGTCAAGATGTGGATATTTGGTTTCGCAAGAATGGCACAAACATTGCAAACTCAAACAGCAGATTTCACTTGGTAGCAAGAAAAGGCTCTGGTGACCCTAGCCATATCATTGCTGCATTGAATTTTTTTGTTGACATGGCTGCTAATGATTACGTTGAGATTGTGTGGAGAACTGAAAATACTGGTGTAAGTATTGAGCATTTTGGGACAAGCACAAGCCCGACAAGACCTGCTGTGCCATCAGTCATAGCTACTATGAATTTAGTAGGCGGTGGTGCTACTTTTAATGGTATTTACGCTAGTTCCCAAGGACAGGGTACTGCTACGATTACCCACTTTGCCAATTCAACTGCAAATAAGACATATCGGTATGCAATTATTGGTTGATTTTAATAATTTATGTATAATGGATTCCGTGGATGACCCATCTTGGAATCCGAAACTCTAGGAGTAAAAGATGGCTACTACTACCACTCAAACTGTTGACCCTGCAATTCTTCCATATTTAACGTATGGTTTGCAACAGGGTGCTGGTCTATATCAGGGCGGTGGCCCACAATACTACACAGGCGAAACCTTTGTAGCACCATCCCAAACCACACAAGCTGGTCTTCAAGCAATGGAGACTCGTGCTTTGGCAGGTAGTCCTTTAACTGGACTTGCTCAACAACAGGTGCAGGGAACTTTGGGTGGTGCTTATCTAGGTGGAAACCCTTTCTTTCAAGGTGCATTTGCGCCAGCAGCACAAGCTGCTAAGACTCAGTTTGATACAAGCCTATCTGATATTGCATCTAAGTCTAGCCTAGCAGGGCGTTATGGCTCTGGTGCTATGGGTAACCTACAGAATCGTGCTACAGGTCAGTATGCTCAAGCATTGACTAACACAGCAGGTCAACTGGCTTACCAGAACTACGAGGCAGAGCGTCAGCGTCAGCAACAAGCTATTGGGGCTGCGCCTCAGTTAGCTATGGCTGACTACCAAGATATTAACCAGTTGCTACAAGCTGGTCAGTTGCGTGAAGGTTACCAAGGTCAACAGTTGGGTGCTGACATTCAGCGTTTCAACTTCTTGCAAAACCAGCCACAACAGAACTTGCAAAACTATATGTCATTGGTATATGGCAACCCATTAGGACGAGTAGGTTCGACTACCGCATCTGGTGCTGCTGATACTTCTGCGTTCCAGAAGGTATTGGGTACTGCTGCCGTTGGTGCTGGTGTTTATAAGAATCTAGGTTCTCCTAACTTAAGTTGGTTAAACCCATTTGGTTCTTCACCAACAAACACAAACATGGGAACTATTGATACTAATTACCCTGCTCTTGGCACTAACTGGTGGGATTGAACATGGCTGGACTATTAGACATTTTTGGGACTAGCGGTGCAGACACAATGGGTCTGTTGGGTATGTCACCTGCTGACATTGCTCGTAATCGTGAAGACGCACAAGCACAAGCCCTCTACGCATTAGCTGGCAGACTATTCCAAGGTGGAAACACAGGTCAGTCTATTGTTGAAGGATTACAACGTGGTCAGCAAGCCTACAAAGGCGGTATGCAAGACACATTGCAAAGCCAGTTACAGAATGTCCAATTGGCTGACATGATTCGGAAGCGTAAGTTAGAACAACAACAACTAGCTGAACAACAACGAATTCAAGGTGTTATTCAAGGTGCTGTAACCAAGCCTCAAGAAATTTATGGCGAAGACATAATGGGTCAGCAAGTAGGCGAAGGCATGACTGCTGGTGGCTTTGATTTGCAAAAAGCAATACCTCAGTTAATGGGTTCTGCTGAAGGACGCAAAGCACTAGGCGAGTTAGTTGCATCTCAGAAAGCAATGCAACCAGAGTACAAAGAAGTTAATGGTGCGCTTTATGAGATTTCTGCTGGTATGCCTCCTAAATTGGTTGCTGGTTCAAAGAAGCGTGATACTGTAACAGTTGGAAATGTTGTTCTTGATAAAGACGATATGCGTGTTCTTTATACCGCACCTGATGCACCTGCTGGCTCAATTAAAGAGTTCCAAGATTTTATGAAGTTGCCTAAAGACCAACAGGCAGCATATATTCAGTTACAAGAACAAAAACGCCCAAGCACAACAATCAATATGCCATCGGAAGGTGAGCGTAAATCAGCCGTTCTTGCAAGCAGATTGAATTTCAGCGTTGGACAAATGAATGAGGCTATCGGTGCTGACCCTAAAGCGGCTTTACCAAATACTGCGGCTGAAGTTGCTCGTTTTGTTTCACGAACAGACTTCTTGCCAAACAAGATTAACACAGAACAGCGTCAAATTGTTGAGGCAGCACAAGAGGATATTCTTGATGCGGCTTTGACATTGGGAACTGGTGCAGCATATAGCCGTGAGCAGTTGGCTGGTTACAAAAAATCTTTCTTTCCACAAATGGGTGATAGTGCGGCAACAGTTAAAACAAAGCAAGAGCGTCTTACAAACTTGCTTAAATCTGCTGAGGTTGCATCTGGTCGTGCTGCAAAAGACATTACTGCACCAATACCTAAATTGCCAACTGCCCCTGCTACAAGTGGTGGATTGCCAAGTCAAGATGCTATTCAAGCAGAAATTGAAAGACGCAAAAAAGGCGGTGGATAATGGACTTAACTCAATTATCTGATAGTGACCTGTTGGCTTTGCAATCAGGAGACTTAACTAAAGTTTCCGATGCTGGTTTAGCTGTTCTTAATCAAGGTCAGCCTAAGTCTCCAACACTTAGAGAATCATTTGAGCGTGGTGCTGGCTTAACTTATCGTTCTGTTGCGCCTACATTGGCTGGCGCACAGATTGGCTCGTATGGAGGCCCATTGGGTGCGCTTGTTGGCTCAATGGCTGTTCCTGCTGCTGATGCAGTCAATGCTCTATTAAATGTAATTGCTTCTCCATTTACTGAAAAGCGATTGATGCCAGCATCTCAAGCTATTCAAAACTTGATGACTCGTTCTGGTGTACCTGCTGCGCCAGAAACACAAACACCAACTGAGCGAGTTGTTGGTGGTGGATTAGAGGCAATGACAGGAGTAGCTAGGACTATTCCTGCATTGATTAAAGCATCTACAACTGCTGCATCTCCTGTGACTCGTGGAGTTACAGAACAACTTGCTGTAGCCCCTAAGACACAAGCGATTGTGACTCCTACGGCTGTTATGTCTGGTCAAACAGTTACAGAAGCTACTGGTAATCCTTTGTATGGCGCAGCTACTACATTGGCTACAGGTACTGCTGGTAGTGTTAAGCGTCCTCAAAAACAAGAAGCATTATCTACTCAAGCACTAGACAGAATTGCAACAGACAGATATGACCAACTTCAAAGGTCTGGTGTTCAGTTAAAAACTGATGAGTTTGTTAATGCAATGGATGATATTGCCAAGGGTTTGAGGCAAGAAGGATATACGCCTAAAGCATTTCCAAAAGTTGCTGGTGCTATTGAAGAACTTACTTCTACTGCTCAACCTAAAGATTGGACTGAACTTCAAGCATTACGCAAGATGATTCGTTCTGGTCAAAAAAGTATTGAGCCAGAAGAAAGACGGATGGCATCTATTCTTTTGGATGACTACGATAACTATCTGATGACTGTCCCTAAAGAATCAATTGCTTCTGGGGATATGAAAAACGCAGGTCAATTATGGTCAGAGGCTCGTAACGCTTATTCAAAAATGAAGAAGTCTGAAGTCTTTGAGGATATGCTTAACGAGGCAAAACTAGACAGAAGTAAATTTACTCAGTCTGGTGAAGAAAACTCACTTGCTAAACAATTGCGCCAACTTGCTAAGAATGACAAGAAAATGCGATTGTTTACTAAGACTGAACAGGAAGCTATTGAGCAAGCTGCTAAAGGTGGTAGTGTTCAAAATATGTTGAAGTTCTTTGGACGCTTTGCACCTACTGGTGTTGTGCCAGTTGGTCTTAGTGTTGGAACTACAGCATTAGCACCTATGATTGGAATTCCTTTAACTATTGGTGCTGCTGGCTCTCGTGGATTAGCTACAAATATGCGTAGAGGTAGCGTGGAGGACTTGACTAACATGATGCGTACTGGTGGAGTTCCACAAACAATTGGTAGTCCATTTAGGGCTGTGACACCAACAACAGCTAGAGGTCTATTGTCTATGGAAGACTTAGACGAAGAACAGCGTAATCTTTTGGGTATCCAATAAGGACTAACATGGCAAAGACCAAGATTTCAGAATACAGCAGTACCGCTAATAACAATACTGACATTAACAGTATTAACTTAGCGGAGGGTATGGCCCCATCTTTGGTCAACAATGCTATTCGTACATTGATGGCTCAGTTAAAGAACTTTCAAGATGGTTCTGCTGGTGACAATGTAACTGTAGGCGGTAACTTATCTGTTACTGGCACATCCACTCTGACAGGCACTTTAACGGCTACGGCTGGCGTGTCAGGCCCACTCACATCGTCTTCAGTTTCGATTACTGGTGGAACAATCAATGGTGCTGTAATCGGTGGCTCATCTGCCCAAGCAATCACAGGAACTAACGTAACGGCTACTGTAGGCTTTACAGGCCCATTGACAGGCGCAGTTACTGGTAACACCACAGGAACACACACAGGTGCTGTAACAGGTAATGTCACAGGTAACCTGACAGGCAATGTCACAGGTAACGTAACTGCTGCATCTGGAACTTCTACATTCAACAACGTAACCATCTCTGGTTCGTTGGATATGGATAGTGGTACATCTGCAACCATTACAGGCTTGGCTAACCCTGTAAACGATTCTGACGCTGCCAACAAGGGTTATGTAGATGCACTAGCCCAAGGTATTGATGCCAAAGCCTCTGTGATTGCAGCTACTACTGCAAACATTACGTTGTCTGGCGCACAAACCATTGATGGCATTTCGATTGTTGCTGGTAACCGAGTATTGGTTAAAGACCAGACGCTACCTGCTAACAATGGTATCTACTTGTGTGCCTCTGGTTCATGGACTAGAACAACAGATGCAGATACTTATGCTGAACTGGTAGCTGCTTTTACTTTTGTAGAGCAAGGCACACAAGCTAACAACGGATACATCTCAACGATTACTGCTGGCGGTACTTTAGGAACTACGCCAATTACCTTTGCTCAATTCTCTGGCGCAGGTCAGATTACAGCAGGTGATGGTCTTACAAAGACAGGTAACACACTCAATGTAGGAACAGCATCCTCTGGGCGTATTGTTGTTAACTCAGACAATATCGACTTGGCGACTTCTGGTGTAACTGCTGGAACTTATAAGTCTGTAACTGCTGACGCTTATGGACGCATTACAGCAGGTACGAATCCTACTACCTTGAGTGGTTTTGGTATTGCAGACGCTTACACAATTGCCCAGATTGATACCCTGTTTGGTTCTACAACTTCTGCTGCTACAAGTGCTGCTGCTGCTGCTACTTCTGCCTCAAACGCTTCTACGAGTGCATCAAATGCCTCTACAAGCGCAGGTAATGCCTCTACGAGTGCTACGGCTGCTGCTGCTAGTGCTACCAGCGCATCTAACACTTATGACCAGTTTGATGACAGATATTTAGGTTCTAAGTCTAGCGCACCATCTGTTGATAATGATGGTAACGCTTTGCTAACAGGTGCTTTGTACTGGAACACATCCACTAATAACTTGTTTATTTGGACAGGTTCAACATGGACTAGCGCAGCTTTTACTGCTAGTGGTTTTGCTACTTTGACAGGCACAGAAACCCTGACAAACAAGACCCTGACAGCACCAGTATTGACGACACCAAATATCACTACTGGATTATTGGTGGCAGGGTCTGCTGGCACAGCAGGTCAAGCACTTCTTTCTGGTGGTTCTGGTGCAGCACCTACTTGGGGTACTGCTGGTGTTTCAACAGGTAAATCTATTGCATTAGCAATGCTCTTTGGCTATTAAGGAAATATATGGCAAATCCAAATATCGTAAATGTCACAAGTATTATCGGTAATACTTTATCGGTTGCTGTTGGCACAAGTGCTACACAACTAGCATCAAACGCTGCATCAAGCAATAAAGTATTTAAGATTAACTCAATCTTGATTGCAAACATTGATGGAACATCAGCAGCCGATATAACAGTCAATATTTATTCGGCAGCTTCTTTAGGCGGTACAGCTTCTGCTATCGCCTCTACTATCTCTGTGCCATCAGATGCATCATTGGTTGTAAGTGATAAATCAACAGCATTTTATTTGCTAGAGAATCAATCAATCGGTGCAATTGCTAGTGCTGCTGGCGACTTGGTTGCTACGATTAGTTTTGAAGAAATCACATAAGGACTTCTTATGTCAAATCGTTATTTAGGTGGATTCATCTCAGCGACTTATAACCCGCTATTAGTTCCTAATGCGCCTACCATTGGTACGGCAAGCCCTGTCTCTGCTACATCCTTGTCAATTGCTTTTACAGCCCCAAGTAATGTGGGTGGTAGTGCAATCACGAGTTATACCGCTATAGCCAAAAGAACATCTGATGGTGTTTTGTTCACCGCTTCTGGTGCGTCTTCACCAATTACTGTTACAGGTCTGACTGCGGTTGCGTTTACTGTGACTGTAGTTGCGGTAAATGCGTATGGGCCAAGCACACCAAGTGCGGCTAGTAATTCTGTAACACCTGCTTTGCCTATTGGTTCTGCTTATGAAGGTGGCTTCTATGCAGGACAAATCTCAACTGCTGGTAACGGGATTGCAGATTACAACCTAGTTGTTGGGCCCGTGGCTTCTGCGCAAAACACTTCAGTACAATGGAAAACTACACAAACCGATACAGCAGGAACTTCATCAGTTATTGATGGCCCCACCAATAGCGCAAACATGAATAACGCTAGCCATCCAGCGGCGCAGTTCTGTGAAGGCTTAACTATTGGCGGCTTTAGCGATTGGTATATGCCAGCAAAAAATGAACTTGAAGTTTGTTATTTTAACCTAAAGCCATCGACTAACAATAACGATACATCATCTGGAACAAATACTAACGCTGTGCCTAGTAGAGGTAGTAATTACACAACAGGTAATCCAGCACAAACTACCGCTTCGGCATTTATTTTTTCTACTGGCGCAGAAGCGTTCATAGCAAATCTTTATTGGTCTAGTACTGGAGTGCCTATAAAATACGCATGGTCGCAGGCTTTTAATATCGGAAGTCAAGGCTATGGCTATAAGAACAGCTCTTACCGAGTTCGTGCCATCCGCCGTGTAGCAGTCTAAGGAAACATATGCCTAATTATTCTGGAGTTTGGACACTCTCTCAACAAGCACAAGCTAAAGCGGCTAATAACTGGCCTGCGCCTCCTGATGCGCCCACGATTGGGACTGCTACGGCTACAAGCTCAACTACGGCTACAGTTGCTTTTACAGCACCTGCAAATCTTGGGAATCCCGCAATAGTAACTTATACAGCCACATCAAGCCCTAGTGGTTTAACAGGTACTGGGACATCCCCAATCACAGTAAGTGGGTTAACTGCGGCAACTTCTTATACATTTACAGTAACAGCTACAAATGCTTCTGGCACAGGGCCAGCAAGTGCGGCTAGTAATAGCATTACAACTTTATATACCATTGGTCAGGCTTTGGGCGGTGGTTACTATGCGGGTCAGATTGGCGTTAGCGGTGTAGCTACCCACAATTTAGTTGTTGGCCCTGTATCTTCCGCACAAAACACTAGCATAGCATATAAAAACGCAAGTACAGCAACCTCTGGCGCAGATAGCGTAATTGATGGCCCTCAAAATACTGCCGACATGGTAGCTGATGGTAGTTCTACTGTTTACCCAGCGGCTCACTTTTGCAATGACTTGGTAATTGGTGGTTATAGTGATTGGTATATGCCAGCCAAAAACGAGTTGGAAGTTTGCTACTACAACTTAAAACCCACAACAACAAACAACCAAGAGTCTTCAGGAGTAAATGCTAACGCTATCCCCCCAAGAGCAAGCCCCTATACATTAAGCACCCCTGCACAAACTTCTGCTACAAATTTTAGAGACACTGGGGCAGAAGATTTTATTGCTACTCCGTATTGGACTAGTACAGAATCCAACGCATTGGGCGCATGGAGACAACGATTTAATACAGGACTTCAAGACTACGACTATAAGAGTTCTAGTACGTATGTCCGAGCCATTCGCAGAGTAGCAGTTTAATTTATAAGGAGTATCACAATGTACATTTGCATAACAGAAGTAGACGCAGTAACTAAAATAGTCTGCACAGCCGAGCCACAACGCACAGGCCCATCAATGCCAGCTATTAAAGGCTGGACTCATATTTGGCACGACAGTTCAACTTGGCCTGTTAGCACAGCACCTGATGGCACATATCTTCGTGCGCCCAAGTATTACGGCACTTGCGATGCAGACGCTGACTTAAACATTGCGGGTGTTCTGCAAGTCTTAACAGAAGCAGAATTTAATGCCGCCAAAGTTGCCGAGCATGAGGCTCGTAAGCCTTACCCATCATGGATTGGCTACTTGGACACAATGACTTGGGCTGCACCAGTAGCAAGACCTGCTGATGCCGTAATCAATGGCGGTAATGTACGCTATCAATGGGATGAAGCTACAGTTAGCTGGATTGCACAGCCCTCTCTATCACAAGAATCCGAATGAAAGAGTTTTTCTTTATCTCTGGTTTGCCAAGGTCAGGGTCTACCCTGCTCTCGGCTATCTTGCGTCAGAACCCTGAGTTCTATGCAGATATTTCCTCGCCAGTATTGGGATTGGTGGCATCTACCATCAATGTTATTACTGGAAGTGAAAGCAATCACCTGATAGATGAAGACAGACGCAAGCAAATACTGAAAGACATATTTGAGGCTTACTACAAAGCAGTCACCCCCAAAGTAGTGTTTGACACTAGCAGGGGATGGACTGCTAAAACATCTTTGCTGAAAGACCTATACCCACAGACTAAGATTATCTGCTGTGTACGTGATTTGCCTTGGATACTAGACAGTTTTGAGCGTATTGCTGCCAAGAACTCTTTGTATGGTGCAAGCCTAACAGACGATGAGTCACGGCAGACAGTCACCACAAGGTGTGATGCTTTGATGGATGTGAAGAAAGAAGGCCAAGTGGTCAAGCCTTATTACTTCTTAGAAGAAGGCTTACTGTTAAACCCCGACATGATTATGTTGGTGGAATATGAATCTTTATGTAAACAGCCTGAGAGCGTAATGCGTGAGATTTATGGGTTTATTGGCAAACCTTATTACGAACACGATTACAAGAATGTCGAGTATGACAACGAGGTGTATGACAAAGCCTTAAACATGAAAAGTCTGCATACAGTTAGAAAAGAAGTGACATGGCAAGAGCGTCCATCTATACTTCCAAAATCCGTATGGGAAAAGTATAATGGCAAGGAGTTCTGGCGTACACCTGCACCAGAGTTTTCAATCAAACAACTTTATAAGGTTAAAGGATGAAACGCATATTAGTTATGGGTTTACCTAATGCTGGTAAAACTTATCTTGCACAGCATATTCTTGACCACTTGCAAAGCAACCATAAAACAGTCATGTGGCTAAACGCTGATGACGTTCGTAAACAATTTAATGATTGGGACTTTTCCCATGAAGGACGTATTCGCCAGAGTTTGCGGATGCGTGACCTAGCCGACAGTTACGATGTAGATTATGTTATTTGTGACTTTGTAGCCCCTCTAGTTGAGATGCGTAACAACTTTAAGGCAGATTGGACTGTCTGGGTTGATACCATTGACAAGGGTAGGTTTGAGGACACAAATAAGATATTTGTTGCACCAGAGCAGTATGACTTTAGGATTACTGAGCAAAAGGCTGAGAAGTGGGGTGAGTTCATTGCTGCTCACATCCTAGATGACAGAAAGCGTCCTGTCTTTGATTGGCAGAAAGAAACTGTCCAGATGCTTGGCAGATGGCAACCTTGGCACGAAGGCCATCGTAAGTTGTTTGAAAGAGCCTTGGCTAAAACTGGTCAGGTAGTCATTCAGATTAGAGATTGTCAGGGTTGGAACGGCTCAAACCCATTTGCTGCCACTCAAGTTACAAACTTTATCAAGCGTGATTTAGACCCTTTATATCAAGGTCAGTACGAGATACAACTTGTACCTAATGTGGTCAACATCACATATGGCAGGGATGTAGGTTACAAGATTGAGCAAGAATCTTTTGACGATGCTACTCACGCTATCTCAGCAACCAAGATACGAAAACAAATGGGTGTCTAAATGACTGATGTAAGCCATGAGCAAATCTATGAACGTCTACTAGCTGTTGAAGCAAAGGTAGATGAGATAGATAAGAACACTAAAGACCTTGTGGAAGCTATTGACGCTGCCAAGGGTGCTGTAAAGGTTCTTAACTGGATAGCATCTATTGCTCAACCAGTTTTGTGGATTGGTGGTTTAGTCATTGCTGCTGGTGCTATCTGGCAAACATGGATTAAAAAATGAACGATTGGGCTGTGGCTTTTACTACCGCAGTCCTTTTTTGCATTACTGTTATCTGGTGTGTCTACATTATTGTGTGGGCATGGTACTAGCGTTTTTGTTGGCTGTAACTATTGAGTACAGATGTGTTAAGTGGGTTTGGGTTGGCGATGTGTACAACCGAAAAGTCTACTGTATTGAATGGAAAAAGGTAGATAAGAAATGATAGACCCAATCACGGCACTAGCTGGCATACAGTCAGCAATCAGCATGGTCAAGAAGGCAGCTAATGTTGCCAATGACTTAGGCTCACTTGCGCCCATGATTGGTAAGCTATTTGACGCTAAGTCTGTAGCTACAAAAGCCATGCTTCAAGCCAAGCAGTCTGGCAAAGGCTCAAACATGGGTACGGCTCTCCAGATTGAGATGGCACTAGAGCAAGCCAGAGAGTTTGAGGAAAGCCTAAAAATGCTTTTCATGCAATCTGGAAAAATTGACGTTTGGAACAAGATTAAGGCTCGTCAAGCAGAGATGGACTTGGCAGACGCTAAAGAAATAAGTGCTTTAAAGAAAGCAGAGAAAGCAGCCAAAGAGAAAGAGCAAGAACAACTAGAGATTGGCTTGGCAATAGGTGGAATCTGCTTTGTTTTGTTTCTCGTCTTTGTTGGCGTGTATGAGTTGATGGAATTCTGTGCAACTACTCGTAGATGTGGCAGATGAATGAGTACCAAAAGACCTTTGACCTATGCTTAAAAATATTTGTCTATGGACTTGTGGCTTTGTATTTTTTAGGCTTTTTAAAGTTTCTTCCTGACGATTTGTCGGACAAAATTGTTAATCTCCTACTTAATCGTATTGGACTTGGTAAATGAGATATTTATTGCTTCTTTTACTGCTAACTGGTTGCGATGAGAAATATCGGTATTTCTGCCAAAACCCAGACAACTTCCATGCTGAAACTTGTCAGAAACCTAGATGCCAATTCACTCAGACTTGCCCTGAGTATTTGGTTGCCCCAATCTTGGAGAAAAAAATCAATGACGTACAACCAGAAACAAAAGCTAACAACTGAAGAAATTGAGGTTAGGGTCTGGAGTATTGTGGTGCTTGCTGTCACCCTGATTCTTTTCTTTATCGTGATTTCTCTTTTGTACTCTGTGACGTTTGTCACTCAGCCAATTAAGAGCATGGCCCCGATTGACCAAGCCTACACCAAGATGCTCAATGATATTGTTCTGCTAATCGTGGGTGGTATTGGTGGTGTTATTGGCAAACGAGCAATGACTTCTAGGCAGCAGCCTCCACAACAGCCAATGTGTCAACCAATGGGCTATGGTCAACAATATGGCTCATCCTATGCGCCTCCGCAATCTGCGTATGGTTTGCCTAGTCAGCCATTCGGGGCTATGCCTGTTTGGAAAAATCCAGAACTAGATGAATCATGGACTCCTCCTCCTCCTCCTGATACGCCTCCAGACCACTTGGAAGACGATTATGTTAGAGAAGAAATAGCTAACGCAAGAAAAGAGGCTGAGTAATGTTACCTATTCCTTTGCCTTGGTTAATCATTGGCGTTATGGTATCTCTCTTTGGTACATACCAAGTTGGACACCACTACGGATGGCTAGAGCGTGATGAAGACATGAAGATAGCCATTGCCCAAAAGAATGATGAGGCTCGTTTAATCGAGCAAAACATGAGTGAGAAACTTAACAAACAATCTGCCAAACTACAGGAAGCCAATGATGCTATCAACAAAAAAACTACTGCTCTTGCTGTTGCCAATCGTGCTGGCAAGTTGCGCCTCTGCCCCTCCAGTAACGTACAAGCCTCCACAAGTGCCTCCATTGCCTCCGCAGATACAAAAGCAACCAGTGAACCTGACAGACCGACTGACACAGCTTCTGATGCCGAAAGAGCAACCATTAACGCAATCGCAGAAATAGTTGCACAGGGTGATAGAAATACTATTGCACTAAATGCGTGTGTGGACTCATATAACGAAGTAAGGAATCTCTTAAATGGTAAGCCCTGACCAACTTAAAAAGATGCACATTGACCCTGTGTGGGCTGACGCACTTAACGAGACTTTTGAGCGTTTCGATATATCTACACCTGCTAGACAAGCTGCTTTTATTGGGCAATGTGGGCATGAGTGTGCTAACTTTAGAATCCTTGAAGAAAACCTAAACTATCGTGCTGAAACCCTGATGAAGCTGTGGAAGTCTAGGTTTCCAACAATTGAGATAGCTAACGAGTACGCTAGGAATCCCAAGAAGATTGCTAACAAAGTCTATTCTTCTCGTATGGGAAACAGGGATGAGGCTTCTGGTGATGGGTATCGTTTCCGAGGCAGAGGGTGTATCCAGTTGACAGGCCATGCAAACTATTTTCATGCAGGTCAAGCCTGTGGTGAAGACTTTGTGATGAATCCTGACCTTGTAGCTACGCCTAGATACGCTGCTATGACAGCAGGATGGTTTTGGAACACCCATAAGCTAAACCAATATGCTGATTCCCAAGATTACAAAACTTTAACAAAGAAGATAAATGGTGGGTTTATTGGTCTTGAAGACCGAGTTAAACACATAAATGAAGCCTTACAGGTTTTAACAAGTTAAATATAATTGTCATAAATACTGTATAAGGTGTTGAAATGCCTAACATTCCTACACCAGAACACGCAGAACTGTTCGCACAAAGTGTCAAAAAGTGGCAGCAAGTGCTAAGTCTTGGTGATTGGAGAATCGAGAAAGGCATGAAGCCAGCCAAGGCAGCTATGGCTTCTGTTGAGTTTACACCTGCTGCAAGACTTGCTGTTTATCGTTTGGGTGACTTTGGTGCGGAAAAGATAACACCTGATTCACTAGATAGAACTGCTTTACATGAGTTGCTTCACATCTTTTTGCATGACTTGATGTGTGTAGCTACAGACCCTAAATCTTCAGATGAGGAAATAGAGATGCAAGAGCATAGAGTTATCAATCTGCTAGAAAACTTACTCTCTAAGGATTCCAATGGGCGCACATAACGAAACGTGTACCGACATGGAGTTTATCCAGTTATGGGGTCAACTTCAGTCTGCACAAAGAATGGCAGAACACCTTGGTATAAATAACAGGGCAGTCCATTTGCGTAGAAGGTGGATTGAAAAAGAATACAACATGACCCTCAATGCGAAAGACCATAGAGGTGATTTGTATAACAAAAACAGACCCAAGTCTTTCTCTCCTCTAAAGCAAGTAGAACTTGGCATACTGGACGGAACAGTTATTGTGTTCTCAGATGCTCACTTCATTCCTAGTCAGCGTACAACAGCCTTTAAAGGGCTTCTATGGGCTATCCAAGAGTTCAAGCCCAAGGCTATCATCTGTAACGGAGATGCGTTTGATGGTGCGTCTATATCAAGGCATGACGTAACTGAACAACCAGCGACTACTGTTATCCAAGAATTAAAAGCCTGTCAGGGTGCGCTAGGTGAGATAGAAGAAGTTGCTAAAGCAGCAAGGCACAATGTAAAGCTACTGTGGACATGGGGTAATCATGACGTACGCTTTGGCAATCGTTTAGCGCAACATGCGCCACAGTACAAAGAAGTATTAGGGTTTAAGCTGACAGACCACTTCTTAGATTGGGAGTTCTGTTGGGCGGTATGGCCTACCGAGGATGTGATTATTAAGCACCGATATAAAGGTGGTGTTCATGCTACTC